GCTTATATGATGAACTCTGATTTAGTAGAAACTGTTGAATATGCTCCTTATATTGCACTTCAAGGCCGTGTTCCAGTAAGAGTCATTGGTGCAGTACGCAAGGGCGACCTAATGATTACTAGTAGTTTACCAGGCTGTGCAGAAGCCTGGCGCGAAGAAGGTGATCCACGTTACGGCAGTGTAATTGGCAAGTCACTAGTAAACAAAATATCCTCTGAGGAAGAACTTATTGAAATAGTTGTTGGTGTAGTATAATGCCAATCACTAAGTTTTATACTGGGGACTATATAGGTGAAAATGTTAGTAATGTGACTAGTTGGCGTCAAGGTCGTAAAGAAGATAATATGACCTGGGTGCCTAAAACTATAGACAATTCAGAACATAATGGAATTGCTCATGTATTGGGAAATGGTGCAACTCGTAAACGTTTAGACTTGAATCTATTGCATGGTCAGAAGGGCGGATCGTCCGGCGTACAAAGTGTAGGGCAAAGCTATGGCTCTAATATGCTGTTTACTGAATTTAATCCAACTTTTTTAATTTGTGTTAATCCTGAAATTTGCAGACTGATCGTAAAGTCAGGATACAGTAAAAAAAATATTGTTTTGAGCAATCCAAAAAATATTATGGAACATCCCGGCGAGTTTCATCTTTACCCTCACTGGCAAAATCGTACTGCCGGAGCGGTGTGTGCTGCTCTTGCTTGTGCTGATGGACATAAAGAGATATACTTGATAGGGTTTGATTTTTATGAATCTGCACTAAATCAACACATATATCCTACTATGGAAAAATCTTATACTAGGATAGAAAACTTAGATGCAATTAACCAAAAGTTAGAAGAGCATTTACTTGAAGTTATAACAACCTATGATGAAGTAAATTTTATTCGAGTTGTTACAAATAAAAAGCAGAGCGTACCAGAGAGTTTTAAATGGTTAAAAAATTACGAGCAGATAGAGTTGTTAACCTACATTAACAGAACTAGTCTCGGTGGTGTTGCAAAATAAGTCTGTTATTGTTTTTATTTTTGTAACTATTTCTTCTGTACTAAGCGTACCAAATACAGCTGGGTGAAGTGGTTTAGGCCAGGCATCCATGGTAGTCCAAGCATAACCGCTATGCTCATCATTTAATTCTGGTATAAATTCATTAGTAACAATAGCAACATATGTGTTATATTCAAATCCCTTGCGGTCGTTAGTAAATCTCTCTATTGGTATTTTGCGGACAATATCGGGTGTGAATCCTATCTCCTCAACTATTTCTCTAGCTAAAGCAGACATTAGATCTTCACCAGTTTCAACCTTACCGCCAACAAATGCCCAGGTTTTGTCGTACCTGTCGCCCTTGCGTAGTAGGAATAAACTTCGTTTTGTAGTAGTACTAAAGAATAAAGCACCCACGCTCTGGTTTATATTACCAGAGCCCAGTCTCCTGCCTTGTACTCGCCCTCGTAACTCTTTACCCAAGTTGACCCTGTCCATTTATATTGAATTCCTGTAGTGGTATTCACTACATAGTGTAAACCCTGATCAGCACTGCTGTCAAATGAAACTTTCCAACGCACCCCGTCGTACTCTATTATGTCGTTTGTGCCAGCTATAAAGTCAGCACCGGTTGAACTTTTCCAAGCGTCTGGTCCATCAGTGTTTTCAGTACTGCCAATGTTTTTAAGAATAAGATATCTCTGTCCAGCTGCCGCAGCAGGCAACCCGGCGCCTGGGCCTTTCTTGTGTGGATCAATGATGCGGTCCACACTATCAAAGTCACTGGTAGGGATAGTATCAGCGTCAACAGTAACCAATAGTTTAAAATCATCAGTAGGATGATAAGCAACTGTACCAACAACTTCCCCAGAGCCAACTTCCAATCTTACCTGACTGATACCAGCCTGAAGATCACCGTACTGATTAACAACAGCTCTCCAGGTTATATCTTCTGTGCCAACCTTTTCTGGCGGATCGTTCTCCGGAGAATAATTTAACTTATTTGTTATCGTTTCGTTTCTATCCAGGATTTGTAATACGTTACCTACTAGTAGCACGCCAAAGTTCATAGGAGAAAACTTCATACGAGTTCCTAGTAACATATTATTATCTATAACACCATCACTGATGCTACCACTCTCATCATATATGCTAGCTACAATTTTTTGTACAACACCCAGCTTCTTAACTCTAGCAGGTGGTGTGATCCAGATAGGAATGGTAAACGACAATGTAGCAATATCAATTTGATCATCTGTGCCAACTGGAATAGCGCGATTGCTCCAGTTTACATTCTCAAGTTCAATAGTACTTAAACTGGTCCAATCCAGATAGTTATCAGTGCTCTGAATTTCCAAACTGGGTCTGAACAAGACTAATATCTGTTCTAACAACTGTAGTTTCTGGGTTGTATTGCTGGTCCAGATATCCACATTTAAGTTCAATGTATAGGGAACAGGCATTACACGCTCAACTGTAAACGCATTGCCCTGTTGTGTAGTATATTCGCCAGTATCCTGATCCAACTTACGCATCCGGATATGACGCTTGTCAACAAATGTAGGATCCTGTATTCTATCTCTGTTGAACTCTAGTCCAGTGACATAGCAACTGATCATGGGAGTAGGAATAACTTTGTTCTCGCTATTCTCTCTTATAATACTGGAAACCGTACGAGTGGCATCACCGTAGCGAACTGGAACAGTTACAAGAGTGGTATTGCCTTCCCTGTCCTTGCCATACTCAACTTGAAAGTTGCTAAAAGCACGAATAAATTGTACTAGGAAGCGTCTTATCTGCTCATCGTAGAAAAATGTCTGTGCCATTACTCATCTTCCTGTGCGCCAAGTATCTGGCTTAGACCCTGCCGCTGTGATATGATCTGATTATCATCTGTTGTGGTAGTGTTACTATTATTAATAAATCCATCCAACAACGTAGCGCCGGCACCGTGTGTTGTGCTTGTGCGTCTGCTATCCTCAATCTTAACCCAACGAGAACCATTATAACGGAATAGTCTGTTTGGCAAGAAGTCTAATCGTAATACATAGTCGCCCTCAATAGCAGTGCTTGGGAAACTAGTAGCCGCAGTAACTGGATAGCCGTTTGGTGCCAGCCCGTCACCAACTAGATAACCATCATAGCCTGGAGCCTGTGGTGTAACTCTTGTATTATCGCTGTCAATAATCTCAGAGTCTGTAGTTATAATGGTTTCGTCTGTGGTATGGCCAACAGGTTCTAATGGATTGCCGTTTGAGTCCGCTGGAGTAGTATAGAGCATACTAGTGTCATAACCACTTTTGGGTAGATTCTTTTCAGCTTCTGTAACGATAGCGGTTGTTACTTCCAGCTCTTTCTGATATGTACTTAATAGATCGCGTAGTGTAGCACCTGTGGATTCCCCAGTGCTTTCATCTACTTCAATCTTATTAAGAATGTCTGTGTATTCCTGACTGTCTACTAGTGGTGTACATTTAACACGCCAGAGATGTGGCCACCAGGTTGGAGAATACCCTTCGCTAGGACGGGTTCCCTCTTGTACCACATAATAGCGTTTAAGGGCTGTTGCTAGTTCTGTATCTAGACCTGAGTAATCTTTTAAATGCGGCAACTCTAATACGTCACCGGCCATAAGTTTACGCCCTAGCGCAGTTACCATATCATTAAGATGGAAACTTATAAACAGTGTATCATTCTGCAAGAACAGCCCAAACTGGCTAAGATCAAAGTCAGTATCAGCAACGTTGTATATACCACGTAAACTATAGATATCCTGATCATACTTGCGATCGCGGTTCTCTAAAAATAGTAAATCTTGTATGGCTAGCGGATCTTCAGCTGAGTTATCCCCAGTGCCAGTTTGGTCCAGCAATCCCAGATATTTGTGAACATGGATACCAGTGCCACCAATTGTATACATTTCATGTATTCGGCGGTCCATGAACTTAAAATCTAATGTATGAGCACCGTCGCGCCACATCGATAACCTAGGAATCGTCTTTCTCCTTTATACTATGTATTTATTGAATTTTCAGATAAGAAAAAAGGAGGATTATTTTTTATAGGAATGGTTGACTATCTGGGTAGCCGTGCTATTATACGGTATAAGTTGGCAATGAGCTAAGTATGGTTAAGATAGTAGATATTAAAACTCGAAAAGAAATCCCCATTACTGAATTTCAGCGTGAATGGGTTGAGACCGTAGCTAACGAATCGGTTGACAATCTAGATATTGCTGATATAATGGGATTAATCGAAGGTATGGAGGCCTACCATGGCAATGAAGACTCGCAAGCGTAAAATTGTTACCCGTACCCGTAAGACTGGGGCGGCTGCTATAAACCCTGACCGTGGATACTCAGTATTCCTCAGGAATTTCCATATGGAAGTGGAGCGCAAGGATAGCTCGGCCATTGTTAAAGGACATGTGCGTAAGGCTTACGATAAAGCAACTGCCGCGGCAATTCTTAAGAACCCTGAATATATGTGGAATACACAGCCTATCGCTGCCTGGTGCTACTGGACCAGCATGTATGCTGATAAGCCCTTTGCTAAGGGAGATTTTGGTCCATGCGCCGGCGCCCTCAATGACGAGGATGCCTATAACAAGAGCACAGAATACAACAAAAATAAATTCGCAGAGCTTGCCAAGACTGGCAAGTTAATCGTACGAGAAGAAAAGAAAGAAGAAAAGAAGAAAGCTACCGTGTACACTCCTAGTATCCAGGAGCGTATGCGTGAGCAGCTTAGTGACATCATTGGTCAGTTTGAAGTATGGCTGGATGAACAGCCCAGTAAAGAACTGCCTAAGGTGTTTGAATGGCTTAAATCCAACACTGTAGCACAAGCTCATATCAGTAAGATCCGTAGCTACTATGAGCCCATCCAGGCGGAGTTCAAGATGCTTACCAGCAAGAACTGTCCGGAAGACCTGGCAGAAGGGTACAGGCACCTTAGTAAGGCTGATATCAAGCAGTATCTTGCTTGGTTTGATGCGATTTTTGCTGACCTTGATGCGTATGCTAATCTCAAGCGAGCAACACGTAAAACCCGTGTAAAGAAGACTCCCAGCAAGGAAAAGCTGATCAGCAAGCTCAAATACAAGAAAGATGACAGCCGCTTTAAGATTGTTAGCATTGACCCTGCTAAGATCCTGGAAGCTACTGAGCTCTGGGTGTTTAACACTAAGACGCGGAAGCTGGGCAAGTATGTAGCAGAGCCTAACATGACATTAGGTATCAAGGGCACCACCCTACTTTGCTACAGTGAGCATGCTAGCGTACAGAAGACACTCCGTAAGCCCGAAGAGAAGCTCAAGGAGTTTAACAAGGCCGGCAAGGTTGCCCTGCGTAAGTTTCTTGAAGATATCAACGCAGTGGAAACCAAGATGACGGGTCGTCTTAATGCAGATACAGTGATTCTTAAGGCTGTGTAACTAATATGCCATAGTGTGGATTCATATAAATACACTAGCAAAGGATCCACACTATGGCAGTTGATGTTACTACTCTCAGAAAAGATATACAGGACTACATATACCTTCGTTTAGGCGGAGATATGGTAGATGTGGAACTTGATCCAGTACATTATGATATGTGTGTCAATCAAGCCCTGCGTCGTTATCGTCAGAGAGCAGGCAACAGTGTAGAGAGTAGCTATCTATTTCTACCCATTGTTGCTGAACAGCAAGAGTATGTATTACCCAACGAGGTAGAGAGTGTACGGCAGGTATTTCGCCGCAGTGTAGGTAGCGGCAATTCTGATACAGGCACTAACTTTGAACCCTTTGAAGCGGCCTTTGTTAACACTTACCTGCTACAAGCAGGCCGTGTGGGCGGACAAGCCACATACGAAATGTTTTATCAGTACCAGGAACTAAGTGCTAGATTGTTTGGTGGCTTTGTTAACTTTGAGTTTAATCCTGTAACCAAAACCATTACACTGCTTCGTAAGTTTAGTGCTAGTGGCGAGCAGGTTATTCTCTGGGTTTACAATGTGAGACCTGATGTTACACTGCTACAGGACAGACACGCCCAGCCCTGGATACAGGATTATGCTCTAGCACTAGCCAAGTTTACACTAGGCGAAGCTCGTAGCAAGTTCGCTACAATAGCTGGCCCACAGGGCGGGTCAACCCTTAATGGCGATTCCCTAAAGGCAGAAGGAACGAACGAGATGCAGGTTCTAGACGAAGAACTTAAAAACTACGTAGACGGCAGTGATCCACTCAGCTTTATTATTGGCTAACACACATAAACTTGTTATAATATAAACATGATTGTAGGATTAGTAGGACTTATTGGTTCAGGCAAAGGCACTATGGGTGATATGCTTATCTCAGAGGGCTTTAAGCATGAGAGTTTCGCAGCACCTCTTAAAGATGCTGCTGCTAGCATATTTTATTGGAATAGAGATTCGCTAGAGGGTGACACGCCTGAAAGCAGAGCCTGGCGTGAACGAGTAGATCCTTGGTGGAGTGAGCATTTGGGCATACCCAACTTTACGCCTAGGTTAGCACTACAACTATTAGGAACAGAAGTATTCCGTAATCATTTTCATCAGGACATCTGGATCCTGAGCATGGAAGCACGATTACGAGAAGAAAAAAACAACGTTGTAGTAACTGATGCTAGGTTTCCTAACGAAATAGCAATGGTGCGCAGAGCAGGTGGCGTTATTGTTAGGGTGAAACGGGGAGACGATCCTGAATGGTTTGACTTAGCAAAAATAAATCCCGGGGCCATGACAGAAGTTTATCCGGATATCCATGCTAGCGAATACAGTTGGTGTAGCGTAACACCTAATTATGTCATTCGTAATGATGGCACGGTAGAGGAATTGGAACGAGTAGTTAAAGATCTTCTAGAAGATCTCCATGTTGCCAGCCAGTGACACTCAGTTCATAGTTACAGTTCAAGCATACAGTTTTTAAGTTTTTTGCGTTTACATGCTGACTGTTTCTGTCTATCTGAAACACTGTCAGTTGCTCTAGCATTGCTGGCTTAAAGTCGCAACGCTCGCAATTGCTTTTCTTCCTGTAGCCCGCCAAATACCATCTAGGTGTTTTATGCGGTTGTTCTTTTTTTATTTTTTTACTACAGTTGTCACATTGTTTCCTATAGTAGGTTTTGTCATTGCGCTTGTAATTTACAGCCGCCGGGTTAAAATTACATATGTTACATACTGGTCTCATAGAGTATTTATTTGATGAACCTTTAAAGGTTGCATTGTTACAAGCCCTTTTCTAACAACCTAGGATAAATACTATAACAAATTCTTTATAAAGAAAAGGAAATTGACATGGCATTAGTTTCACCAGGTGTAGAAGTTACAGTAATTGATGAGAGCCAATATGTTCCAGCAATTACTGGAACAGTAGCATCTATTATCGTAGCAACTGCACAAGATAAAATAAGCGGATCAGGCTCAGGCACTGCCGCCGGAACAACAGCAGCAAATGCTGGTAAGACATATTTAATTGGAAGTCAGAGAGAACTAACAAATACATTTGGTAATCCAAGCTTCTATCAGACAGCAGCAGGCACACCAATCCACGGTTATGAAATTAACGAGTACGGATTGATGGCAGCATACAGCCTACTCGGTGTAAGCAATAGAGTTTACGTAACTCGTGCAGACATTGATCTAGCTGAACTAGCAGCAAGTGCAAGCCGTCCTACAGGAAATCCAACAAACAACACAGTTTGGATGGATACTGGTGTTGATACACGCTGGGGTATTTTTGAATGGAATCGCAGCACAGGCGCGTTTGCAAATAAGGTCCCAACTGTTATTACAAGCACAAATGATTTAACAGGCGGCGTTCCAAAAGCTTCAATTGGTGCTATTGGTGACTACGCAGTTGTAGCTACAAATACAGCAAACCCAACCTACTACAAAAACCGTAGTAATACCTGGGTACTTGTAGGTGGATCTAGTTGGCAGACATCACATGCAACAATCGCTGGTACAGAAGCTAGCCCAACACTAGTAACAAGCCATTCAATTGTTATCAACGGAACAACAGTTAACCTAAGTGGTACAACAGTATCACAGCTTGCTACAGATATTAATGATGAGGCAATCACTGGTGTAACAGCAGCAGTCGTTAACAACAAGATTGAAATTTATGCCACAAGTTCAGCAGCCAGTGATGGTTCCACAACAGATGGCAAAATTATACTAGCAAATGGCAGCGGCACAATCCTAACACTAACAGGTATGACTGCTGGCACATATGCTTGCCCACTAACACAGCAGAGCCCACACTATACAGTTCCAGAATGGAAGAGTACTGATACAGTTTCTCGTCCAACTGGTAGCGTATGGGTTAAGACAACCTCTAGTAATTTGGGCGCACTATTTGATGTAAGCAAGTTTAGCTCAACAGATGGTAGCTTTGTTGGATCAAGTGCTCCACTTTATGAGAATGATCAAACAGCAAATAAGAATTTGGACACCACTGGCGGTAAGGCTATTACTAGTGGTAGTTTCTATGTTCAGTATGACTCAAGTGAAAATGACACAGTAACCTACAAGCTATTCCAACGCTATGCTGCTGGAGTACTAGAAGTAACAGGCACAGTAAACAGTGCTGCACCAATCACAAGTGCAAACACCTTCACAATTAGCGCAAGTGCTGCTAATAGTACAGCAATGTCAACTCCAGTTACAGTAACAACAAGCGGAACCAGTCTTGCTGACCTAGCAGCTGATATTAGCGGCGCAGGTGTAAGCAATGTTAGCGCAAGTGTTACATCAACTGGTTATCTAAAGATTACACACAGCCTAGGTGGTATTATTATTGTAAAAGATACAAGTGGTACACCAATGGCAGATGCTGGTATTAGCACAAGCATTACTACTGGACAAGTTCGTGCAGGTAACAGCAGTGATCTAATCCTAAGTAACTGGGTTGCTCCAACTTATACAGCAAGTGCTTCAGCACCAAGCGCAGATCCAGCTAACAACCGTTACTGGTATCAAAGTGGATTTGAAGCAGATATTATGGTCCATGATGGCAGCAGCTGGAAAGGCTATCAGAACGTAACCAGCGATGCTCGCGGGTTTGATCTAAGCCTAACAGATCCTGAGGGTGTAATTTTTGCAGCAACTGAACCAACACTACAGAGTGATGAGACTAGTCTAGTAGTTGGTGATTTGTGGATTGACACTGGTGATCTTGAAAATTACCCCATGCTCTACCGTTATGAAACAGTTGAAGGCGAAAACACCTGGGTATTAGTTGACAAGACAGACCAAACAACTGAAGATGGCATCTTGTTTGAAGATGCTCGCTTAATGGGTGATACAACAACTGACGTTGTTACAGGTACAATAGCAACTACAAAGAGCTTGCTAACAAGTAACGTAGTTGATATTGATCGTCCAGATCCTGCAATTTATCCACGCGGTACACTATTGTTTAACACACGTCGTAGTTCATACAACGTAAAACAATTCCGTAGCAACTACTTTAGCCGCACAAACTTCAGCGACACTACACTTTACCCAACACTTCCTACAGAGAAAGATGCCTGGGTAACAGCAAGTGGCAACAAGGCAGACGGTTCAATGTATGCAGGTCGTAAGGCTGTTCGTAACATTGTTGTAAGCAAAATGAAGTCAGCAATTGACAACAGTGTGGAATTGCGTGAAGATAACAGAGACTTTAACATTATTGCTGCTCCTGGATATCCAGAGCTTATTGCAAATATGGTAAACCTAAACAACGATCGTAGAAATACAGCATTTGTTGTAGGCGACTCTCCGATGAGATTGACAAGTAGTAGTACTGCGGTTCAGACATGGAGTACCAATAGTGCTGGTGCAGCAGACAACGGTGATGATGGACTTGTAACTTCTGATCCATACCTAGCCGTGTTCTATCCAGCTGGACTAACAACCGACCTAGGTGGTGACACAATTGCTGTTCCATCAAGCCACGCAATGCTAAGAGTAATCGCTAGAAGCGACGATCAAAGCTATCCATGGTTTGCGCCAGCTGGCACACGCCGTGGTCTAGTTGATAATGTCAACTCAATTGGTTACATTAATAGCGCAACTGGCGAGTTCATTGTAGACAACGTTAGAGAGAGTCTGAGAGATACACTTTATGCCAATAACGTTAACCCAATCACATTCTTTACTGGCAGTGGTGTAATGAACTACGGCAACAAGACTCGTGTAAGCGGTGCAAGTGCTCTCGATCGCATTAACGTATCAAGACTAGTTGGTTACCTACGCAAGCAAATGCAGCAGATTGCTATAAGCTATGTGTTTGAGCCAAATGATAAGATCACACGCGACGAACTCAAGCAACAGATTGAGCAGACAATGAACGATCTTGTTGCAAAGCGTGGTATTTTCGATTACCTAGTAGTTTGTGATGAATCTAACAACACAAATGATAGAATTGATCGTAACGAGCTATATGTTGATATTGCTATTGAGCCAGTTAAGGCAGCGGAATTTATTTACATTCCAATCCGCCTCAAGAACACAGGCGAGATTGCCAGCGGCAACGTAGCAGCAGCAAACGCTGTTTAATAGCCCTAGAAGCAAAGAAAAAGTGGGGGGTATGTAAAATACCCCCCATTTTTTTCGTCACTAAGCAGATAAATATCTATATAAAGAGATTTAACAGGAGTTGATTATATGTCAGTTTCATCCTTAACAAAATTTACTGTACCACTAGATAGTGATCAGTCAGCAAATGCTCAGGGCTTGCTAATGCCCAAGCTCAAGTATCGCTTTAGAGTGATGTTTGAGAACTTTGGCGTATCAACTCCTCGCACAGAACTTACAAAGCAGGTTATTGATATTACACGCCCAAGTGTAACATTCGAAGAAATGGAAGTTCCAATTTATAATAGCCGTGTTT